TACAAATGCAAAAGGAATACAAAAATATATTAAAGATACAATTAACAGAGCATACTTTGATATTTGTAACTCAGAAGATAAATGGAGTTTTTTAGCAGTTGGTGACCCAAGTAATAACTATTATGGAAATGTTGCAGTTGAGACTGTATCTGGAACTAGGTGGTACAAATTCAACGCAAGTTCAACTGGGATTACAACTGACTATGGGTTTATAGATTATGAAAATGTTACACTAACAGAAGAAGGTGTAAGTGGAAAATCAGCACCATATGAAATTAGAAATCTAAGACCTATTACAATAGAATTTTGGAATAAACATTACGCAGTATCAGAAGCTACAGATAAAAGTGATACACAAACTTATGGTATTCCACAAAGAATTATTAGAAGTCCAAAGAATGATAGGTTTGGTTTATCACCTATACCTAATGGTAAATTTAAAATTTATTTCTTTGCGTACTCACAACCAGACGAATTAACAAATCATGGAGATACTGTAGTATTCCCACAACAATATACAACAGTATTACTTGCAAGAGCAAGATATTATTTACATCAATTCAAAGACAATATAAGTCAGTCACAATTAGCTGATGCAGAATATAAAAAAGGTTTAAGAACAATGAGAGAACAATTGATTGAACCTTTTCCAGACAGAATGACTGATGATAGAACAAGGATAATATAATGGCAAAAAGTCCTGCATGGCAAAGAAAAGAAGGTAAGAATCCTTCTGGTGGTTTAAATGCTAAAGGTCGTGCTAGTTATAATAGAGCAACTGGCGGTAATTTAAAAGCACCAAGTAAAAAAGTTGGTAACAAAAGAAGGGCTAGTTTTTGTGCGAGGATGAAAGGGATGAAGAAAAAACTTACATCTAAGAAAACAGCAAACGACCCTAATAGCAGAATTAATAAATCATTAAGAGCATGGAATTGTTAGATGGCAGAACAAGGTGTTTCAGTAACATGCGAAGGCGGATTAGACTTAGTAGGTACAACACACTCACTATTTAGAACTCCGGGTGTCGCAACAACTTTAGAAAACTATGAATCTTCTATCCATGGAGGATACAGAAGAATAAATGGTTTTTCAAAATTTGGAAACAATACTCCAGATGGTACTTCTTCAAATATAGAAGGTATTCAAAGCTATGCTAAAGGAGTTGTAGCTTGTCAAGGAACAAATATTTATTATAGTGCTGATGGCACAACTTGGACACAAGTTAATAAAGATACCTATCAAAATAAAACAGGAACAGTTTCAGTAACAGCAGGTTCAGCAACTGTAACAGGAAGTGGAACAAGTTTTACTACAGAGTTTTCAGTAGGTGATGATATTAAAATTAACAATGAAATTTTTAATGTCTTATCTATTACAGATAATGTAACACTAACTGCAGATGGAAATTTTGCAGCAACAGCTTCAAGTCAAACTATAAAAAAGAATGGAGCAGATGCATCACAATTAGCAAGTGGTTCAACAATAGCAAGAACAAGTCAATCTGATTGTAAGTTTGCTTTGTATGAAGGTGAATCACAATATGGTGAATTATTTATAGTAGATGGAAATAATCAACCTGCATATTTAAAAATAGATATAGCAAGTGGAACACATACTTATTTTTTTAAAGAAGTACAAAGGTCTGCTCCAGAAAAATCTAAGTTTGCAACTATCTTTGGTGAAAGATTAATTGTTGCAGGAGATTCAGATAATCCACAAGTATTAAGCTATAGCACAAGATTAAAACCAGAAGACTTTACAGGTTCATCAGCAGGTACAATAGATGTTGGTGATAAGATAGTAACAATAAAACCTTTTAGAAATAAACTTATTGTTTTTTGTGAATCAAGTATATTTCAAGTTTCTGGATTAGATGGTACTGCTACAGTATCTGGTGTCACAAAAAACATTGGATGTGTAAGTGGTAATACAGTTCAAGAGATAGGTGGAGATTTAATTTTCTTAGCACCAGATGGTTTAAGAACTATTGCAGGAACAGCAAGAATTGACGATATAGAATTAAGTTCTATTAGTAGAAAAATATTACCAGTATTTAGAGATAATATATTACCTTTTTTATCATCAATTAGATTTGCTAGTATGGTGGTTAGAGAAAAAAGTCAATACAGATTATTTTACTTTAGAGCAGGAGTAGCTAATAATATTCAAGGTGGTATTATTGGTACATTTAAAATATCTTCTACAGGTGCAGGAGTATATGAATGGAGTACAACAAAAGGAATACCTGCTAAGATAGCACACTCTGGTGTAGATGAGAATGGAAGTGAAGTTTTATTTCATGCATCTGAAGATGGTAGAATTTATAACCATGATAGTGGTAGTAGTTTTGATGGCTCAAATATTGTAGCAACATACAAATCACCAGATTTAGACTATGGTGATGCAGGTATTAGAAAAACTTTATATTATATTAAAACAAGTATTCGTGCTGAAGGCACAAATGATAATTTAAAATTACAAACTCGTTATGATTTTGAAAGTAATGATGTAACTCAACCCGCAGAAATACCATTAGGAGCATTACAAACTCCTGCAACATTTGGTTCGGGTTCAACATTTGGAACAACAATTTTTGGTGGAACATTATTTCCACAACAAAAAACAACACTAACAGGTAGTGGATTTACAAATAGCTTTAGAGTTAGAAGCACAGGTACAGGTTCAGCTTATACTGTATCTGGATTTTATGTAGATTTTATACCCGCAGGAAGGACATAATAAATGGCAGCTTATACTAGACAAAGTACATTCACAGATGGTGATACTATATTTGCATCATTGCTTAATAATGAATATGACCAACTAGCCGCAGCTTTTAATGTCTCTACTGGACATACACATGATGGTTCAACTACTGGTGATGGTGGACCAATATCAAAATTATTTAGTAACACACTTACATTTGGTACTAATACAAATAATGATATCTCAGTTACATTTGATGCAACAAGTAATGATGGTGTATTTACTTGGATGGAAGATGAAGATTATTTTCAATTCTCAGATGATATCTTATTAAGCACAAACGAAAAATTTTTATTTAGAGATTCAGCAATCTATATTCATTCATCAGCAGATGGACAATTAGATTTAGTTGCAGATACAGAAATACAAATTGCAGCAACAACAGTAGATTTAAATGGTAATTTAGATGTATCTGGAACTTTAAAAGTAGGAAGTGGTGCAACAGTTTCTACTGTATTAGATGAAGATAACTTTGCAACAAATTCAGCAACAGCATTAGCAACACAACAAAGTATTAAAGCATATGTAGATGCAGTTACTACTTCACTTAATCAACAAGATTTAGATTTACAAGGTGATTCTGGTGGTGCATTAGATATTGATTTAGATACTGAAAGTTTAACTATTGCAGGTGGAACACTTATAAGTACTGCAGGTTCTGGAACTACAATTACTATTAACGCAGACGCAAGTGTACTTACAGATTCAAATTCAAAAACTTTAACAAATAAAACAATAGACGCAAATGGTACTGGAAATAGTATTACTAATCTTGAAGTAGCAGACTTTGCTTCTGGAGTATTAGATACAGATTTAGCTAGTGTGTCTTCTAGTGATGATACATTGGCTTCAGCTAAATCTATTAAAACTTATGTAGATGCACAAGATGCTAATATAGCAAGTGATACATTAACATTTACAAATAAAACAATAGATGCAAATGGTACTGGAAATAGTATTTCAAATATTGAAGTAGCAGACTTTGCATCTGGTGTATTAGATACAGACATTAGTTCAGTATCTGGTTCAGATGATACTTTAGCTTCTGCAAAAGCAATTAAATCTTATGTAGATACTCAAGTAGCAACAGTACCAACTGGTGATATAACTGCAGTTGTAGCAGGTACAGGTTTATCTGGAGGAGCAACTTCTGGTTCAGCAACTCTTAATATTGATACTGGAACAACAGTTGATTTATCAACATCACAAGCTTTATCAAACAAAACTCTCACAAGTCCTGTTATCAATACAGGAGTATCTGGGTCAGCAATACTAGACGAAGATGATTTTGCTTCCGACTCAGCTACTAAATTAGCAACACAACAATC